AGTATCCTAATTGGGGAGAAGACGGTGAGTATAACCCTGTTATAAAAACTATACCGCAAGTATCTCATGTATCTGTGTGGAACTTTTATCCTGATCCAGATGCAACTAATATGGATGAAGCTCAGTTTGTTATTGAGAGACATAAGATGTCACGTACACAGTTACGTGGATTAAAACGTAGGCCATACTTTCGTCCTACTGTAATTGAAGAAGCTGTACAGTTAGGTGAAAACTATAACAAAGAGTATTGGGAAGATGACCTAGCTGACTATGTACCTGACTATGGTGTAAATCGTTATGAAGTCTTAGAGTATTGGGGTATGTGCGATACAGAGATGCTAATAGAACAAGGCGTAGATATACCTAAAGCATTATCTAATGTAGATGAATTACAAGCAAATATATGGATATGTAATGGTAAATTATTACGTATGGTTCTTAATCCGTTTAAACCTGCTACTATACCTTACATGGCTGCACCATACGAATTAAACCCTTACTCATTCTTTGGGGTAGGTATTGCAGAGAATATGGATGATACACAAACTCTTATGAATGGTTTTATGAGAATGGCTGTTGACAATGCTGTATTATCTGGTAATCTTCTTATTGAGGTAGATGAAACTAACCTAGTCCCAGGCCAAGACTTATCAGTATATCCTGGCAAAGTATTTAGGAGACAAGGTGGAGCACCTGGACAAGCTATCTTTGGGACTAAGTTTCCTAATGTGTCACAAGAGAACTTACAATTATTTGATAAGGCAAGGGTATTAGCAGATGAGTCAACTGGATTTCCATCTTTCGCACATGGTCAAACAGGCGTATCAGGGGTGGGCCGTACTGCTTCTGGTATTAGTATGCTTATGGGTGCTGCACAAGGTAGTATAAAGAGTGTTATTAAAAATGTAGATGATTATTTACTTAGACCACTAGGTGAAGGTTTGTTTAGATTTAATATGCAGTTTGACTTTGATCCAAACATTAAAGGTGACTTAGAGGTTAAGGCTCGTGGTACAGAAAGTCTAATGGCTAATGAAGTACGTAGTCAAAGACTAATGCAGTTTATGCAGATTGCATCTAGTCCTGCACTTGCACCATTTGCTAAGTTTCAGTATGTTATTCGTGAGATTGCAAAGTCTCTTGATCTTGATCCAGATAAAGTAACTAACAATATGGATGAGGCTGCTATACAGGCAGAGCTTATGAAAGGTTTCCAACAGCCAGCAACTGAAGGACAACCACCAGCAGGTGCAAACCCAGCAGACCCTACAGGCGCAGGTGGTGGCACTATAGGTACAGGACAGGTTCCAGTACCACAAGAACAAGGATTTAGTGGTAATGAAGGACAGGGAGCACCTCAACAAGCTCAAGGGGCTGGTCAGCAACCACCAGCAGTGGGACCAGTTCAATAGTTACTTAGATACTATTATAGAGCAACAACATCGTTCTATGGAACAAGCAGAGAATACTATGACAATACATAGAGCACAAGGTGCAATATATCAGTTACGTAGATTACAACTATTACGAGATGAAGTATTAAAAAATGGCTGATGACAAACCCATAGACACTGGTAAGAAAACTGTAACTGGCAGAACTATATGGCGTGACCCAGAAACAGGTGAAGATTATTCTGAGCGCAGTACTACATTTGAAATAGATGGTGTATATTATACCATGCCTACTGTAGCTGAAGATGGCTTACAGTATACAGACGATCAAATTAGAGACTATGTTAAAAAGTATGGAGCCTCTGATTACCTAACTGGTGAAGAACTGCCAGAATTTAAAAGCCAAGAAGATGCTATTAAATACGCAATAAGCAGATCAGCTACTAGAAAACAAAAGGAAGAACCTATGTTACAAGAACAAATGCAACAGTTTAACGAAGGTGGCTTACGTGATGAAGGTGGTATGGTAGATGAAGAATCAGGTAACGAAGTTCCTATTGGTAGTACTCGTAAAGAAGTTAGAGATGATATACCTGCACAGGTAAGTGAAGGTGAGTTTGTATTTCCTGCTGATGTAGTTAGATACCTTGGCCTTGAGAAACTTATGGAGATGCGTCAAGGTGCTAAGATGGGCCTCAAGCAAATGGAAGCTATGGGTCAAATGGGTAATAGTGATGAAGCTACAATGCCTGATGATATGCCATTTGGTATGGCTGATCTAGTTGTTATTGGTGGGCCAGATAAAGAACCTCAAGAAAAAGCAGAAGGTGGTTTGTTTCTACAGTCTGGTGGTAGTATACGTATGCCTGATTTTGATAGTAGCAATCAAGATATTCGTATATACGTAAAAGAAGGTTCACCAGATAGACGCATACCGTTCTTTGATGGTGAGCCAGTTATACCTATAGAAGGTTTACTTGCACAAGGTTATGTACTAAAAGGTTCTGCACCTGTAAAAACAGAAACAGAAGAAGCTATACCTACAGGTGGTGGTAGTGATGATGATCCTGTAGTTCCACAAAAGACACCTTTTCAAGAAGCAGGTGGTTGGGATATGGAGTTTGGTGATCCACCTGATGCAGCTAAAGTTGACTTGTGGATTAAAGAGGCAGAGAAAACTACAGGTAATACTCCTATGATTGCAACAGGTGTAGCTGCTGCATTTGGTGGCCCACTAGCTGCCTTTGTACATCTTGGTAATAAAATGAATGCTAAAGGTAGAGATGCTTCTTTTGCAAAAGCATTAGCTGCAGCAAAGAAAACAGCTACTGCAGGACAAGTTGCTAAACTTAACGCAATAGACAAAGCTATTAAAGAAGGTGCAGATAAAAATATATTTACTAAAATTGTAGATGGTATTTCTAATGCACTTGGGTTTGGTGAAAAAGAAAAAAATATTGTTACAAAAGTTGGAGATAAAGCAGGTGATATTATTGCCAAACCAGAAACACCAGATAACTTAGCAGCTTCAGAAAAAGCAGTAAGAGATCAAAGTGTAAAGGATTTTGCTGCAAGAAGAGAAGCTGAATTTATAACACCTGTATCACTATTAGAAAGTTTAGAAAAAACTACAGGTATAGATTCTGCTGGTACAGTTGAAAGTGCTACTCTTGGTCGCTTGGGTGATTCTCCTAGTAAAAAAACTAAAATGCCTATGGATGTTTCTGATAATTTACAAGAACAAATTAATGATGCTGAACTAGAATTAGGTATTCCAGCAGACTATAATCCTACACCATATGAGGCTAGTTATTCTGGACCAGATGAAAGGTCTTTATATGACACTAGACCTTTTTCATTTCCAGTTAAAAAAACTGTAGGTATAGATGCACCTGTTGGTTCTGGAATAATTCCAGAAATGGAAAGTATTGATAGGTCTGCATCTTTTAAAAGAAATGCTGCTTATGATAAAATTATGAATACTGCACTTAGTTTTAAAAATGCGTATAATGACAGTGTGACAGCATCTAAAGATGGTTCAAATATATCACAAGTAAATGCAAACTTTAAATTAAGAAAACTTCAAGGTGAATTTGCTAACAATATTATTGAAGCATATCCTACTGGTCAAAGATTAGAAGATATGTCTGCAAGAGAAACAGATGCAGCGTTAAGTTTACTTTCTGATAAAGAAGAAAAACTAACACCTGAACAAATAGAAACGTTTAAACCACCTATAGTAACTTCAACTAGCAGTAGTGATGATGATAGTGGTCCAAGTTTAGCAGAACGAATGCAAAGAGATAGTGGTAAAGGAAGAGATACTGGAATTAAAGTAAAAACAGATGATGTAACTATTAAAGACCGTACAGATTCTAGTGGTAAAAAAGCAGGAGATGCAGGATATAAAAGTGCGTTAAGAGAAAAACAAGAAGCTAAAAAATCTTTAGAAGCAGCAGGTTTTAAAGCTGGTACTTATAGTGGAGGCAGAGCTAAAGGTGGGCTTGCTACTCGTAAAAAATAACAATCACCTTATACGCTGGCTACTCATCCCCCTACCAACACTAGGCTACGGTGGCCCCAGAAAGAAAGAACTATAATGAATACTACTACTATGGCAGGAGAAGTAACCACTCCCAAAAAGGTTGCATTTGTAGATAGGAAGAGTGCTAACTCAAACCGCATTGATAAAGATGAGGAAGAGCTAAAGCAACTACTTGCAGATAAAGAAGATGCACCAGAGGCTCAAGCACAAGAAGCTGAACCTACTAATGCAGAAGAAAAAAGTTTTAAGAAACGTTACGGTGATCTTAGGCGGCATATGCAAGAAAAAGAAAAGTCTTGGGAAGATAAGTTTAGCCAACTAGAAACACAGTTAGGTGACGTTACACGTAAAGAGATTAAGCTACCTAAGTCTGATGAAGACATTGATGCATGGGCAGCACAGTATCCTGACGTAGCAGCCATTGTAGAAACAATTGCAATTAAAAAAGCTCGTGAACAGTCAGAAGGTTTAGAGAGCCGTGTAAAAGAAATAGATGAGATGAGAGCTACAGCATCTCGTGAGAAAGCAGAAGTAGAACTGTTAAAGGTTCACCCTGACTTTGGTGAGATACGAGATAGTGATGACTTTCACAATTGGGCAGAAGAACAACCTAAGTGGGTTCAAGATGCTCTATACGAAAATGATACAGATGCTCGTTCTGCAAGTCGTGCAATTGATTTGTACAAAGCAGACATGAACATTAGTACAAAGAAACCTGCAAGCAATAAAGATGCTGCACGTTCTGTTAATCGTACTGGTCGTAATGCTCCCGACACAGGTAGCAAAGATGGTACATTTAGTGAATCGCAAGTTGCCAAGATGTCAACTAATCAATATGAAAAGGCTTCCGATGCGATCATGGAAGCAATAAGAACTGGCAAATTTATTTACGATATGTCTGGTTCTGCACGATAAAATACTGTTGACAAATAAAATTTATACGGTATAACTATAGGTATAATCATTATTAACCGCCCATTGGGTCTACTTAATAATAAACTACCAAATACAAAACTAAACAATACGTAAGACTTACCTGTTCAAGTATAGGCCCATAACGTTATTGGTAGGCCAACTAATAACAATATGCACCCTAGAAAACAAACAGCCTCTATGTGATAATGTTTAGCTTATAAGCAAGCCTAAACTTTATAGGAGGATATAATGGCTTTTACAACCGCATCAGGTTATGGGAACTTACCTAATGGTAATTTTAGTCCTGTAATCTACTCCAAACAGGTACAACTTGCCTTCCGCAAGTCTACCGTAGTAGGAGATATTACTAACTCTGATTATTTCGGAGAGATCAGTGGTCAAGGCGATACCGTCAAGATCATCAAAGAACCCGAAATTTCAGTCTCGGAGTATGCACGTGGCACAAATGTCACAGCCCAAGATTTACAAGATGAGGACTTCTCACTCGTTATTGACAAAGCTAACTACTATGCTTTTAAGATGGACGATATTGAAGAAGCACATTCTCATATTAATTTCATGGACTTAGCAAGCAATCGTGCAGCTTATCGTTTGTCTGATCAGTATGACCAAGAGGTTCTTGGCTACATGTCTGGTTATGCACAGGCTTCTAAACATGCTGTTGCAAGTGCTCTTAACACAACTGTTAATGGTACTAAGTCAGTAGCTACTGCTGGTTCTAATGAACTGCTTTCTTCAATGCAGCTTCATAAAGGTGACTTTGGTAACATTACGACAACATCTGCTGGTACTCATTCGATTCCAGTAACTGCTCGTATGCCTGGAGCTACATCACTACCTACAGCAACTGTTTCCCCTGCGATGATTATCTCACGCATGAAGCGTTTGCTTGACCAACAGCAAGTTGATTCACAGAATCGCTGGCTGGTAGTTGATCCAGTGTTTATGGAAATTCTTGCTGATGAAGATTCACGTTTTATGAACGCTGACTTCGGTGAGTCAGGTGGACTACGTAATGGTCTAACTGTAAATAACTTCCACGGTTTCCGTGTCTATACATCTTCCAATCTACCTGCCCTTGGCACTGGACCTGGAACATCAGGCACAGCTAATCAATTAACAAACCTTGGTGTTATTGTTGCTGGACATGATTCTGCTGTTGCAACTGCGGAGCAAATCAATAAGACAGAAACATATCGTGATCAAGACAGCTTTGCTGACATTGTTCGTGGTATGCATCTATACGGCAGAAAGATACTTCGTCCAGAAGCTATCGTTACTGCTCGTTATAACGCAGCGTAAGGGAGGATATAACTTATGGCTACTTTTGATATGACTTCCGTTGATACTGCTGGTGTTGGGGCAAGCTCTATTGCTATTCCAACTAATGTAGGAAACACTGTACGTACCATAGAATCAATCTTAGATATTGATGCTATGATTACTGCTGGTGCTACTATTGCTAATGGTGACATTTTTCAACTACTAGAAATTCCCTCCGAATCAATCGTGATTGCTGCTGGTGCGGAAATTATGAAGTCCTTTACTGCAAGTTGTACTTGTAATATTGACTTCGGTGGTGGAGATGACATCATTGATGGTGCTGCTCTTGATGCTGCTGCTGGTACATACCTTGTAAAAGGTAGTAACGGTGAAGCTAATATTGTAAACACTGGTGCTGCGTCTACGTATGCTGCAGAATCACTAGCTCTTGTTGGTGCTGCAGATACCATTGATGTAACAATCGCTGGTGCTGCTGCAGCTACTGGACGCTTACGTGTCTATGCAGTAGTTGTTGACGTATCTGCCGCAATGACAGAACCTGCAGTCGCTCAACGTGACTTAATCTAAAATAACTTTAGAGGCTGGTATTTTACTGGCCTCTTTAGCTTATCTAAAGGAAACATAATGGCACTTACATTTTTATCATTAACTAATGATGTTATAACAAGAATGAATGAAGTATTGCTTACTTCTAGTACTTTTTCTTCAGCTAGGGGCGTTCAAGTTCAGTGCAAAAATGCTGTTAATGAATCTATACGATACATTAATCAAAGAGAGTTTGGTTATTCTTTTAACCACGCCACTAATAGTTCTACACTTACGGCTGGTGTAACAAGATATGACTTACCTACAAGCGCAAAGTCAGTTGACTATAGCACAGCCAGAATAAAAAAAGATACAGATTTAAATGCATCAGGAAATAATTTAAGAACACTAAACTATAATGAATATATACAAAAGGAATACGCTACACAAGAAGATGAAGTTGTATCTACAACATTAAATGGCTCTCACTCTAGCACTGTAGCTACACTAACACTAACATCTACTACAGGTCTTGATACATCAGGAACTGTATACATCGCTAGTGAACAAGTTACCTATACAGCAATATCAGGCAATGATATTACAGGATGTACTCGTGGTGCTAATAGTACAACTGCAGCTACACATAGTAGTGGAGTAACTGTAACACAGTTTGAAAATGGTGGTATACCACAGTTTATAGTGCGTTCACCAGATAACAATTATTTGTTACATCCTTTACCAAATAAACAATACACATTAACATTTGATTATTTTACATTTCCTAGTGACTTAGATGCACATGGAGATACTACTACTATACCTGACAGGTTTGCTCCTGTAGTTGTAGATGGTGCTTCTGCCTTTGTGTATCAGTATCGTGGAGAAGGACCACAATATCAGATAACATTTGACAGATTTCAACAAGGCATTAAAAATATGCAAAGTCTTCTTATTAATAAGTATGAGTATGTTAGGTCTACATATGTAGAAAGATCAACAGGCTACGGTAACACTATGTCAGGAACTGTTTCTTAATGCCCGATAATGCTCAACTACAACCTGTTGCATTTAACTGTCAAGGTGGATTAGTCCTTAACCGTTCTAGTTTCTTAATGGACCCAGGACAAGCAATAGAGTTAGAAAACTTTGAACCTGATATTCAAGGTGGGTATAGAAGAATAAACGGCTATACTAAATATGTTAATCAAGTAGTACCTATTACAAATACTACTGCTGAAGAACCTTTAATGGTTGCTTCTTTTAATAATAAAGTATTAGCAGCTAGAGGTGAAAAAATATATTCTTCTTCATCTACACAGTTAGCTATACGTGTTGAGTCAAGTACAGCTATGACAGGTGCAGGTGCATTAACTGTAGATTCTACTACAGGTTTTGCTAGTAGTGGTACTCTTCAAATTGATGATGAAAAGTTTACGTATACAGGGGTTACAGCAAACGCTTTTACAGGTGTAACTAGAGCTACTTCAAGTACTACTGCTGCAGCACACGTTACTGATTCTTTTGTATCACAAGAATGGACACAAATAGATACAGGTAGAACTAATGCTAAAAAATATCAATTTGAAAGATTTAATTTTGATGGCAATGAAAAAATTATTTTAGTAGATCAAGTTAATGCACCTGTAGTTTTTAATACTTCTTTATCTGCTACAGATGTTTCTCCTACTCAAGTAGGTTCAGGTAAACTTGCATTTCTTGGTGCTGACATTGCTTCTGATGCAACTATGTCAGGATCAGGTACAATTACTGTAGATAGCACTGCAGGATTTATTAATCCTTCTTCTGGAACACAATCTGTATTAATTAATAGTGAAATATTTACATATACAGGACTTTCTGCTACTACTCTTACAGGTGTAACAAGGGCTGCTAGTAGCACTACAGCAACAGAACATAAAATAGGTGCTGCTGTTTCTGATTTATTTCCACCAGCAGTTAGTGGTGCTAAAGTAGTTGTTGCTTTTAAAGAGCATATGTTTTATGCTGGAATGTCTTCTACTCCACAAGAAATGGTTTTTAGTGTTCCTTTTGATGAAGACAATTTTTCTGTAGCTCTTGGTGGTGGTAGCGTTAATGTTGATGATACAATAGTTGCATTAAAAGTATTTCGTGATAGTTTATTTGTTTTTTGTGAAAATAGAATATTTAAATTAACAGGTAATAGTCAAGCTGATTTTTCTATGACTGCCGTTACAAGAAGTATTGGATGTATTAACAGTTTTACTGTACAAGAATTTGCAGGAGATTTAATATTTCTTGGCCCTGATGGATTGCGTACTGTTGCGGCTACGGAACGTATTGGAGATACTGAACTAGGAACAATTAGCAAAAATATACAATCTATTTTTGATGAAAACATTAGTAATTCAGCAGAATTTGATTCTGTAATTATTCCTGATAAAACACAATATAGAATATTTTTTAATAGGACAGGTCAATCTTCTGCACTTTCTAAAGGAGCTACTTGTGTTTTAAAATCAGAAGGTTTTGAATTTTCAGAGTTAAAAGGTTTTAAAACTACTTGTACAGATACTTTTGTAGAAACAGGTGATGTAATTGTATTACATGGAGATATTAATGGGTTTGTACAAAGACAAGAAATAGGAAGTACGTTTGATGGGACAACTATAAAAGGTAAATATAGAGGACCAGATATGGTGTTTGGTGATTCTGGTATACGTAAACATGTGCAAAAAGTTATTATTAACTATAGACCTGAAGGAAGTGTTGACGCGGATTTAATTGTACGTTATGATAATGAAGATAAAAACTCAGCTAAACCAGCAGTCTATCCTTTTTCTACAGATAATTTAGCTGCAGCATATAATACAGCGGTGTACAGTACAACCTCTAGTGCTACTCAATTTATATATGGTGGAGGTCAAGACCCTCTTGATAGAAAGTCAGTAGAGGGATCAGGATTTTCTGTAATACTTAAAGTAGAAGATGATGGAACAAGTAACCCTTATTCTTTAAAAGGGTTTCAACTAGAGTATCAATTAGGAGCTAGACGTTAAATGGGTGCTACATATACAAGACAATCAACTTATGCAGATGGAGATACCATTACTGCAGCACACACTAATGATGAGTTTGATCAGTTATTAGCTGCCTTTGCTGCAAGCACAGGACACACACATGATGGTACTACAGGTGAAGGTGGTCCTATTAGTACATTGGCAGGTCATGCCTTAACATTTGGTGCAGGTACTGCAGGTACAGACATTGTTATTACATTTGATGGTGAAACTAATGACGGTGTACTAAAATGGATGGAAGATGAAGATTACTTTGAGTTTTCAGATGACATACTTATGGCTACTACAGAAAAGTTACAGTTTCGTGATACTGCTATCTATATTAACTCTAGTGCAGATGGACAACTTGATCTTGTAGCTGATACAGAAATACAAATTGCAGCTACCACTATCGACATCAATGGTCTTGTTGATATATCAGGTAACTTGTCTGTGGGTGGTAACTTAGATGTTACAGGAACGTTTGACCTCAGTGACGCAAACTTTACTAATGCTGGTGACATACAATTAGATAGTATATCTGGTGATAGTGATACTAATACAAGTATTACATTTAGTGGCTCAGATGTAATTACTGTTACTACTGGTGGTGAAACACAAATTACATTTAACAATGGGTCTATACTTCCTACTACAGATAATGATATAGACTTAGGCTCTAGTTCATTTGAGTTTAAAGATATATACATAGATGGTACAGCCTATTTAGATGCTATTAATTTTAATGGTACAGCTATAAGTTCTACAGCAGCAGAGCTTAATATACTTAGCGGTAAGGCTTTCCTAAACGAAAGTGATCTTGCAAGTAACTCAGCTACTGGTATACCAAGTCAACAAAGTGTAAAAGCATACGTTGATAATAATGCTTCAGAAATTACAGCTTCTTCTACTACAACTTTTACTAACAAAACACTTACCGCACCTAAAATAGTAGATGGTGGTTTTATAGCTGACGCTAATGGTAATGAACTTGTAGTGTTTCAAACAACAAGCTCTGCTGTAAATCAACTAGAAATAACTAACTCAGCCAGTAGTGGTAATCCAATAATTGCAGCTACAGGTGGTGATACTAATATAGGTATTGCACTCACACCTAAAGGTACAGGTGAAATTGTAATAAGCGCAGGTAACTTAAACTACGGTGGTACTGCAGTAACAGCTACAGGTGCTGAGTTAAACTTATTAGATGGTAATGTAGTTACTCCTACAACCTTGACATTAGCAGATGATGATGGTATAGTCGTATTAGATTTATCAGCTACTACAACTAAAAATATTAGGGCTGATAACCTAGCTACTTATTTTACAAGTAAAGCTGATGTAGCTGGTTCAACTACTACTTTTACTAATAAAACATTTGATCAAGATGCTACAGGTAATAGTATAACTAATCTTGCTAATGCAAGTATAAAATCTGGTGCAGCTATTGATGCAACTAAAATTGCAAATGGTACTGTAACAAGCACTGAGTTTCAATATATTGGAGGTTTAACCTCTGATGTTCAAACACAATTAGACACCAAAGCAACAACAGGCAAAGCTATTGCAATGGCTATGGTCTTTGGATAGTAAGGAGTAAAACATGGGCAATCCAAATATTATCAGTGTAACAAGTATTGTTGGTGGTAACTTAGGTTTTAATTTAACCGCAACCGCAACAGCAACACTTATTACAGTAGATGCAAATAAACTTTTAAAAATAAATAAAATAACAGTTGCAAATGTTGATGGTACAAATGCAGCAACTGTAGATTTGTTTGTAGATGGTTTAACAACCGCTGGAGCGGATGGTGTTACGTCAACAGGCGCAGATGCAACAGTTTACCTAGCAAAAACAATTAGTGTCCCATCAGATACCACCTTAGTTCTTGTAGATTATCCTATATATTTAATGGAGGGAGATGTTTTAAAGGGTGGTGCTAGTGCTGCTGGTGATCTAGACTTATTTGTATCTTATGAAATAATAGATGACGCATAGGATTGGCAATGAAGTATATTGGAAACGTACAATCACAAGCTAACGCAAAAGTCTTTGCTGTATCATCAGGTGCTTTGCCTCATGGCAAACCTGTCATAGTTAACTCTAATGGGACGGTGAGTGTAGTTGGCGGTGGAAACCTCACCACTGAAAACTTCTTAGGCTTTAGCACAGGATTTGCTATTCCTGCCTCTACAGGATCAGCCGCAACTTTTGAGACAGGCAAAACAGATACTACTGACATTGCTTATATTGGTAGCGACAAGGTGGTGATTGCCTATAAACAGCACTTCAACACTGGGGGCAGTCAAACTGATGATGGGTATTGCGTTGTAGGCACAATTTCAGGAACAGGAATTAGCTTTGGAACAGCAGCTCAATTTAATACCAGCGCAGCATATATCCACGTTGCTAATGCTGAGGGTAATAAAGTGGTTGTTTTTTATCAAGACGGTGACAACTCAAATTATGCTACTGCAAGAGTTGGAACAGTATCTGGCACAGGTATTAGCTTTGGAACAGCCGAAGTAGCTAATACTGGAAGCTCTGCCTACACAAATGTAGAAGGCATAGGCACCAATAAAGTTGTAGGTGTTTATAGAGACGATGGAGATTCTGACAAAGGAAAGGCCGTAGTTGGTACTGTTTCGGGTACAGATATTACTTTTGGTTCCGAAGTTGAGTTTAATACAACAGGCGATGGCTATGACTTAGTTTCTATAGGCAGTGGCAAAGTAGTCATTGCATACAAAGACGTTGGCAATTCAGGCCACGGCACAGCAATAGTTGGTACTGTTGCAAGCTCAGGAACAGGCACATCAATCTCCTTTGGATCAGAAGCCGTTTATGAGGCGGCTACGACAGGAAACATAGATACAGGCATTGCTTATATCGGTAGTGATAAAGTTGTTATAAGCTACCAAGATGAGGGTAATAGTGATCATGGGACTGCTGCAGTTGGAACAGTTTCAGGAACAAGTATCTCATTTGGTTCTGCTGAGGTTTTTGAAGCTAATGCAACACAAGTGACAAACTCTACTTCTATTGGTGGAGACAAGGTAGTTATTGTCTACAGCCAAGGTAATGATACTGGAGCAGGGAATGGTAAGTATGCCGTTGGAACTGTATCAGGAACAGGTATTAGCTTTGATACTGCAGTTACTTTTAATGGTGCTGCTTCATGGGACATGGCTGTAGTTTCACCAGAAGATAATAAAGTAGCTATTTCTTGGGGCCAACACAGCAGCACATCAGGAGATAGGCTTGGTAAAGCTATTGTGACTACTATTGATAACAGAGGCTCTTTAGCCACAGGCAAAGACGCAACTATTCAGGTTGTTGGGGGAATAAGCACGATACAAGGCGGCTTAACAGCAGGGCAACAGTATTTTGTACAAACAGATGGTACTCTTGGCACTTCTGCTGATGACCCATCAGTAATAGCTGGAACAGCAGTCTCTGCCACAGACCTGATCGTGAAAGGATAACAGATGAAAACAATAGTCGAAACATCAACAAAGTTGAGTAAGTTTTTACTAGCTGATAATGTAGAAATAGTTTCAACAACAGAAAATATTACAGTTGGTAATCCACAAGCTAGTAACCCAGCTTATCGTGTAGGATGCCACTCAAGTGAGGACACAACAATTTATACAAACGTAACTAATGCTCCTGATGATTGGTATGGCAACAAGTATACGTTTGATGGAACTACATGGGCGGAAGTACCTGATTGGGTTGATCCAAGGTCAAGGGACTAAGCATGAAAACCATTGGCAGGGATTTCGGAGACACGGCTAGAAAAGTTTATGCTGTTGCATCAGGGGCTTTAGGCAATGGTAAGACTTGTGTGGTTAATTCTGATGGGACTGTGAGTGTTGTTGGGAATACTTCAGTAAATGCTGCTATAGGCACGGCGGGTGTTTTTGAAACAGGTGCCGTGGAACACATGGGTATTACTTATGACAGCAATTCAGACAGAGTTGTTTTCGTGTACAAAGACGATGACAACAGCGACTATGGAACTGCTTGTGTCGGTCAAATTAATGCTGCAAATAACTCTATAAGTTTTGGAACTCCTGAAGTTTATTCGTCAGCTAATACAGATCATTCCCGTGCTACCTTTGATAGTTCAAACAACAAAGTTGTTGTTGTGTACATGAAAAATACGGACAATAAAGGTTGTGCTAAAGTTGCTACCGTTGATCCCTCAGATAACTCTATAAGTTTTGGCAGCGAAGCCGAATTTGAGCAAGGCACAACTACACACATAGCTCCAACTTTTGACAGTAACTCTAACAAAGTTGTTGTTGCGTTTTCAGATGCTGCTGATGTAGCTGGAAAGGCAGTTGTTGGAACTGTGTCGGGAACATCAATTTCTT